AGATGATTTAGATAAAAGATTTTCAAAAAAAGATAGAGATATTGGTAAACTGGCCATTGATAGAACAAAGGTCATAGAAAGAATTATAAACAAAGGAAGTGATAACGCTACAAGATGTATTGAGATTGCTAGTGGTTCACCCTTAACAGAAAAAGAAAAGAATGCTACAAAGAAGTCAGAAATCAATCCTGAATGTCCTTCTATTGCTAATCCTTCTTACGTTCCTTACTAATTGTAGTGGCGTTAAGAAGTTAAGTATATTTAAGGAAGAAGTCAAAAGACAGGAACTAAATTTAGAGAAACCTACACCTCTACAATTAGAACAGATTAAATGGATTATAATAACATCTGAAAATGCTGATGAAGTATTTAAAAAGATGGAAGAACAAGGATTAGATCCAGTCTTATTTGGTTTAACAGATAATGACTATCAATTGATAGCAAAAAACTTTGCTCAAATTCGTAATCAATTAAAGATTACAAATGATTTGTTAGATAAATATAAACAATATTACGAGCCAACTGATAAATAATATAAATAGTAATAAAGGAAACATTAATGAAAAAGACTATTTTAGGTCTTTTATTATGTTTCGTTATGGGACTTACACAAGTTACTTGGGCTGACACGACCTCAACATCAACAGATACGTTAACACAATCCAATAGTAGTGGTTCAAACACTTCTATTTCTGGTGGTTATTCGGCAGAAACTACAACAACCTATCAATCAGGTTCAAGTAGTAATAGTACAACTTCAAATACTACTAATGCTTATACAGGCGACCAAAGAGTAGTTAATTCATCTTCAGCACCATCTATGTCAGCTATGTCGCAAGACTTATGTATTGTAGGAATTTCAGGTGGTGTATCTACATTTGGTTTAGGTATATCAGGTGGTACATATAGAACAGACGAGAACTGTGAAAGAATTAAATTATCCAAAGTCTTAAATGACTTGGGTATGAAAGTGGCTGCTGTATCAATACTTTGTCAGGATCCAAGAGTGTTTTATGCAATGGAACAATCTGGCACACCTTGTCCTTTTGAAGGTAAGATTGGTAAAGACGCAAAAGAACAATGGAAGAAGTATGGTAAATTAAGACCAGACTTTGACAAATACACAGATAGATTAAAAGTTGTAGAAAAAGCAAATAAAGAATGGGAAATTAAAATGAAAGATAAAGATGAAGTGATTGCTAAACAAGCAACTGAAATATCTAAAAACGAAACTGAACAAAAGAAACTAGAACTTGAAATTGAAAAGCTAAAAAAAAGCAAAAACAACAAATAGGTAAAAAATGGATATTGCTACCCTTAACATTATTCTTTGGAGTGCCCTTATAATCTATGCAACTTACAAAGTATATAATTTTATTCACAGTCTTAATCCTTACGACTTTAGTAAAAAGTAGTAACGCAGAAACTACTTGTACTGAAAACGAATTAGGCGACCAGACGTGTATTACAACCACCACAACTAGTGTTCCTGGTGTTACTACAGACAATTTAGTATCACAGGAGTTTTTAGATGGTAGCTGGACTTATAACAATAATTCAAATCACGGAACAGGAACAATTGCTGGTGTAGATGGTCAGTATTTTGAAACTACTGTATCACTTAACAATGACGCCAACTTATCAAAAGAAGAAATCAATAGTGGATTTTCATCTACTTTTGGATCAGATATATGGTTTTGGACTTCTAACACAAATCAAAATGTCATATTAAAACAAACATTAACAGATGATAATGGTAATATAATTACACAACAAAGAACCATCAATCATAATTCAAACTATTTTCAAACACACACGGATACAATTATTGTAAATTCAAATAATCAACAAGATTATGATATTACAGCTCGAATAGAGGTAAATGTACCAGGTGTAACTGGTCACGGTGGAGCCGATATAAGAAGTCCTACTTTAAATGTGACCACAAACGGTTCAACAGAAACTACCACAACAGAATCATTTACTTATTGTTACGATAGAGTACCAAACGCTTGTACTTACGACAATGAAGCGTTAGAAGATATAGCAGATTTTAAAACAGATACAGGACAAACTTATGATGATTTTATTGAAGAGCAAGTTAACACAGTTAACGTAGAAGAATTTACAATAATTGAAACGTCTTTTATTGTGGAAGATGATTTAGGTAATGTAGAAGAACTTACAGTAGAAGAATTTGCTGTAGAAACTTTTGAAACATTTATAGAAACAAATAATCTAACAGAAACCTTTGAAACAGCTTTAGTAGAAGAAAATATTACTGAAGAAGAATTTTTTGATGAAATGGCAAACGAACTTAAAGAGGAGTTTTCAGATGACCTGACAAACGAAACCGTTGAAGAAAAAACCGTAGAAACAGAAACCGACACAACTGACTTAAAGGAGTCCAATGACACAACTACAGAAACGAAAGTTGAAGAAGAATCTAATGAAACAAATAAGGAATCGGAAACTAGTGAGAATGTATCTAGTAAATCTGATGTGGATAAAAATACGGAAACAGAAGGAACGGAGACGGAGACGAACAATGAAGAAACTGTGGAAACAACAGCAGACACAGATGTTAACACAGACAGCGGGACGTCAATTGACACTCGTAGCATAGAAAAGAAAGTAGAAAGAGTTATTGCTAAAGTTTTAAAAAAATTAAAATCAGTTGATAAAAAACTACAGGCAGTACAATTTATAACAACACAAGGAATAAAATCAGGAGAGGCAGACATTTCAGGATATATAAATAAGAGAATATACGATAATCAAAATTTGTATAGTAATGTACCGTTCTATGAAAGTCTAAATATATTAGAACAGCAACAAATATACAACGAGGTTAATTTAAATACCTACACTAGTAATGATCCTATTGCTGTAAAAAAACGCCGAGAGGTAGAAATTGAGTTAGAGATTAATCGTATTAAGTCTGAAATATATGCTTTAAAACAAAAGAGAGGATAATAATATGATTGATAAAATTAAAAACAATTTAACAGCGCTAATAGCGACTGTAGGTTTAATAGGTACTATTGGTACAGGTTTCGTAAAGTATGGTGAGATTATGAATAAAATCGCAAGTGTAGAACCAGCAAAAATAGAAGAATCATTTAAATCACAAGATCAAAAAATTGCTGAACAAAATTCTACAATTGAAAGACAATTAACTTCTATAAAAATCAATGAAAAAGAAATTGAATTATTAAAAGCACAAATACAAGAATTAAAAATTAAACAAGGCAATCCTTTATCTAATTAATGGAAAACGGTACAACAGATATTAAGGTTCAATTAGAATCTTTAAGAAAAGATATAGAAAGTGTTAACTCTATTCAAGGTCGTTTAGATACGGCTATTGATAAATTGACTGACGTTTCTACCTCTATTAAATCTATGCTGGCTGTACACGAAGAAAAAATCCAAAGACAAGAACAGATAGACGAAGTTATATTTAATAAACTCAAAGATAGAGCAGACGAAATAGACAACGTTTATAGAGACCTACAGCGAGAGATCAATCAAACTGAAAAACGACTGCTGATTGAAATTAAGTCATTAAAAAATGATATAGGCAGTAGAGTAGGTGTACTGGAAAAATGGAGATGGCTGATACTCGGTGGTGCTATTGTCATAGGATGGGTATTATCAAAGAATTTCTTGCATATTATACAGATGATTTCAAATTAGACTTGACTTTTTCGGGCATATATAGTATATTACTATTATTGCTATGTCGAGTTATATTGATTTAAAATTTATTAATGATGTTTCCAGTAGATTAGAACAGTTTAAAAAGAAAACTGACTATCTCTACAATTTTAGATGTCCACATTGTGGTGATTCTAAAAAGTCCAAGACAAAGGCAAGAGCATATATTTACAGAATAAAAAATGATATGTTCTTTAAATGCCACAATTGTGGTCAAGGTCAAAACCTTGCAAATTTTTTAAAATTTGTAGATCCTAGTTTATATTCACAATATATTTTAGAGAGATACAAAGGCTCGGCACCTGCGACACCGACACCAAAGTTTGACTTTGAACCGGTAAAGTTCAAAGATCAAACAATACTAGATGATCTAAAAACTATAGAAGACTTGCCTGAAGATCATCCTGCTAGATTATACTGTACAAAAAGAAAGATACCTGAAAAGTATTTTGATATTTTATATCTATGTGATAAGTTTATGACTTTAGTTAACAAAGTAAAACCTGATACTTACAAAGTTACTAAAGATCATCCTAGACTTATTATACCTTTTTTTGATACAACTGGTAAAATGTTTGCTTTTCAAGGTCGTGCTTTCGGCAACGAACAACCAAAGTATTTAACAATAAAGATAGATGAAAGCAAACAAAAGATATACGGACTTGAGCGAATTAATTTTACCAAAGAAATTAAAATCGTTGAGGGACCGATTGATAGTTTATTTATTGATAACTCTCTTGCTGCTGCTGGGGCAGATTTATTTTTAAATAATAAAATTCCAAATGAAAAAATAACATACATATTTGATAACGAACCAAGAAATAAAGAGATAATAAAAAGAATGTATAACGTGATAGAAAAAGATTATAATATTGTAATATGGCCAGATGATATTCAACTCAAAGATGTAAATGATATGATAATGAATAATATGTCCATAACTGAAGTCGAAAGTATTATAAGTAAAAACACATACAGACAATTAGAAGCATTGACAAAATTAAGTTACTGGAAGAAAGTTTAGGGGGACATATGGTACAAGAACAATTAAATGTAATTAAACGTGGTGATCGAGGCAAAGAACCTCTAAACATAGAAAAGATACACGAGATGGTAGAGTATGCCTGTGAAGACATAACAGGTGTTTCTTCTTCTCAAATAGAAATGAATAGTGGTTTACAATTTTATGATGGTATGTCCACAGATGAAATTCAACAAATTTTAATTAAGTCAGCGGCAGATTTAATTTCACTAGAAACTCCTAACTATCAATACGTTGCTTCACGTTTACTATTATACTCATTAAGAAAACAAGTTATTGACAAGTTATGGGATCACCCACACATTTATAAACACGTACAAAATTGTGTTGACAAAGGTGTTTATGATTCTGAAATATTAAAATGGTATGATAAAAAAGATTTTGATAGAATGGAAAACTGGTTAAACCACGAAAGAGATTATACTTTCACATATGCTGGTTTAAGACAAGTTATAGACAAATATCTTGTACAAGACAGATCAAACGGTAACATATTTGAAACACCTCAATTTATGTATATGATGATTTCGGCTACACTATTTGCAAACTATCCTAAAGAAAAGAGAATGACATATGTTAAAAAATATTATGATGCTATTTCACAATTTAAAATTAATATCCCAACGCCTGTTATGGCTGGTGTTCGTACTCCTATCAGGCAGTATGCTAGTTGTGTACTTGTTGACGTTGATGATACTCTACCTTCTATTTTCAGTAGTGATATGGCCATTGGGCGTTATGTGGCACAAAGAGCTGGTATCGGTATCAACGCAGGTCGAATTAGAGGAATCAACAGCAGAATACGAGGTGGAGAAGTACAACATACTGGAGTTATACCATTTCTTAAAAAGTTTGAGGCAACGGTTAAGTGCTGTACTCAAAACGGAGTTAGAGGAGGTTCGGCAACTGTTCACTTCCCTATTTGGCACCAAGAGATAGAAGATATTATTGTTCTTAAAAACAATAAAGGTAGTGAAGACAATAGAGTTAGAAAACTTGATTACTCAATACAGTTATCAAAACTATTTTATGAACGATTTATTAATGAAGAAGATATAACTTTATTTTCACCACACGAAGTACCTGAACTATATGATGCTTGGGGCACACCAGAATTTGACGATCTATATGAAAAAACAGAAAGAAAGACATCTGTAAATAAAAAGAAAGTAAATGCACAAGAACTATTTTTTTCTATCTTAAAAGAAAGAGCAGAAACAGGTCGTATTTACATAATGAATATTGATCATTGTAATACTCACTCATCATTTAAAGATAGAGTAACAATGTCAAATCTGTGCCAAGAGATTACATTACCTACTGATCCTTTACAACACATTGATGGTGAAGGCGAGATTGCATTATGTATTCTATCAGCAATCAACGTAGGTTTAATAAACAAAAGAGATGAATTAGAACCATTATGTGATCTTGCAGTTAGATCACTAGAAGAAATTATAGATCATCAAAACTATCCTATTGTTGCTGCTGAAAAATCTACAAAGGCAAGACGAAGTTTAGGTATTGGTTATATAGGACTTGCACACTATCTTGCTAAAAAAGGATATAAGTTTGATCAAAAACTTGCGTGGAGACAAGTTGATAAACTAACCGAAGCATTCCAGTATTATCTATTAAAGGCAAGTAATCAAGTTGCAAAAGAAAAAGGCAAATGTGATTACTTTGATAGAACAAAATATTCCGATGGTATCTTACCTATAGACACTTACAAGAAAGAAGTAGATGAGCTTGTAAACAATCGAAACTTTACTTATGATTGGGAGTGGTTAAGGAAAGAAATAAAAGAACACGGCCTACGACATAGCACACTCTCGGCCCAAATGCCATCAGAATCATCTAGTGTGGTTTCTAATGCCACTAACGGCATAGAACCACCTAGAGATTATTTAAGTATTAAAAAGTCTAAAAAAGGTCCTTTAAAACAAATCGTACCTGATTATAAAAGACTTAAAAACAATTACACATTACTATGGGATATGAAATCAAATGAGGGTTATATCAATGTAGTGTCTGTTATGCAAAAATATTTTGATCAGGCAATATCAGGTAACTGGTCTTATAATCCTGAAAACTACGAAGACAATCAAGTTCCTGTGTCAACAATGGCACAAGATTTACTTACAACATATAAGTATGGTTGGAAAACGTCATATTATCAAAACACATATGACGCAAAGAAAGATGTTGACGAACCACAACATAACATAGACTACGAAACTCCAGTAGAAGACGCACCTAAAGAAGTAGAAGAAGAAGAGGCGTGTGAAAGCTGTACAATTTAAAAAGGTAATAAATAGAACGCAATGGGAAAAAGTGTATTCAATAAAGAAAAAGGGTTAGACGCAACAAAACAACAAATGTTTTTTGGTCCTGATTTAGCAGTACAAAGATATGATACTATGAAGTATCCTATTTTTGATAAACTAACTCAACAACAGTTAGGTTATTTTTGGAGACCTGAAGAAGTATCTTTACAAAAAGATAGAAACGATTACCTTGAATTAAGACCAGAACAAAAGTTTATCTTTACATCCAATCTTAAATATCAAACAATGTTAGATAGTGTACAAGGTAGAGGACCTTGTCTTGCATTTTTACCTTTTATATCTTTACCTGAATTAGAAGGTGCCATTGTTGCTTGGGACTTTATGGAAACAATTCACAGTAGAAGTTATACATACATTATTAAAAATCTATATTCTAATCCATCTGAAGTATTTGATACTATTATTGAAGATGATAAGATTGAGAAAAGAGCTGCAAGTGTAACAAAAACTTATGATGACTTAATCTCTATGGGTTATCAATGGACAATAGATAAGAGTAAAGTTGATTTATACGAATTAAAGAAAAGATTATATCTTGCTATGGTATCTGTAAACATATTAGAAGGATTACGTTTCTATGTTTCATTTGCTTGTTCGTTTGGTTTTGGTGAATTAAAAAAATTAGAAGGTTCAGCAAAGATTATTTCTTTTATAGCAAGAGATGAAAGTCAACATCTTGCTATGTCACAAAGAATAATTAATAACTGGAGAGATTACGAAAACGATAAAGACTTTACAAAGATTATAAAAGAAACAGAAAAAGAAGTTTTACAAATGTATGATGACGCAGTACAACAAGAAAAACGTTGGGCAACATATCTATTCAGTAAAGGTTCTATGATCGGTTTATCAGAAAAATTATTACATCAATTTGTAGAATATATGGCAAATAGAAGAATGAAGGCAATACAATTAACACCTGTTTACGATCAAAAAACAAACCCATTACCTTGGGTTGATCATTGGTTAAATAGTAGATCAACACAAAACGCACCACAAGAAACTGAAATAGAAAGCTATGTAATTGGTGGTATTAAACAAGACGTTAAGAAAGATCAATTTAAAAAGTTTAAACTATAATGACATTAGAAATTAAACTAGACAAAGCAAATAAACATTGTTCTAATTGCGATACTAAATATTCTGTAGAATGGGATACGGAAGAACAAGATTTAGAACCATTGACTTGTCCTTTTTGTGGATATGAGGTCGAGTTAGATGATGAGGAAGATGTTGAAGAAAGATATGAGTCTAGTGACGAAGACGATAGTTGGAATTGATTATAGTTTAACAAGTCCTGCTGTTTGCATTAATAATGAGGGTGAATATATGTTTTATTATTTGACAAGTAAGAAAAAGTACATTGGTCAAATGGCAAAGAATATTATTGGATATGAACACCAAGAATACGACACACCCATAAAAAGATTTAGTCAAATATCAGATTGGGCAATCAATACATTTAATAGATTAAGTTACGATTTAAAAAACTTAAAAGTTTTTATTGAAGGTTATTCTTTTGGTTCAAAAGGACAAGCAATATTTCAGATAGCAGAGAATTGTGGTATTCTAAAATATAGACTACAACAGTTAAAAATAAATTACGATACAGTTGTTCCTAGTGTTGTTAAAAAAGGTGCAACAGGTAAAGGTAACGCAGACAAAGATATGATGTATGATGCCTTTACAAAAGAAACTAAAATAGATTTAAAAAAGATATTTGATACAGAAAAAGTAGGTAATCCTATATCAGATATTGCAGATAGTTATTTTATACAGAAAGTTGGTTATGAAAATAGTACAATTTGATAAATCAAAAACTCATTATATTAAGGAGATTAAAAAATGATATCGTTATTATGTCCCACAAGAAGTAGAGTAGAACAAACTAGGGTTTTACTAGAATCAATCAGAAAAACGCAAAAAAATAAAAACGAAGTCTTATTTTATATACAAGAAGACGACCCTCAAAAACAAAAATATGTTGAAATGTTTAAAGACATGGATCATAAAGGTTATATTATAGAACCTTGGCAACCAACAGGTTATATGTGGAATAGATTATCAGATATAGCTAAAGGTGAACTATTATGTTTAATGGGTGATGATGTGGTTATGGAAACTCCAAATTGGGATGAAAAAATAGAAGAGGCAGCTAAACAATATCCAGACGGCATCTATGTAATTACTACAAAAGATGGTAGAAAAGAAGATGATAAAAATTTAGGTTGTCCACATCCAATTGTAAATAGAAAGTGGAAAGAAACATTAGGTTATTTTGTTCCGCCACAATTTATGCATAGATATTTGGATACTTTTACTAAAAAAATGGCTCAATCTATTGATAGATACATACAATTATGGGACGTTAGATTTGACCATCAAAAAGAAAAACATAATAAAGATGAAACGGGTAAAAAATCACGTGAGTGGTTGACATTTGATAAGTATGCTTGGGAACATAGTCAAAGGTGGTTTCAAACTGATATAGAATTATTAAAGAAAACTATAGGAAAGAAATGAAAATATACGTAACAGGTATTGCTGGTTTTTTAGGCAGTCATTTAGCAAAACACTTATTAAAGTTAGGTCATATTGTAGGTGGTAATGACAATATGATTGGTGGTGAAAAAGATAATTTACCAGAAGGTCTATACCGTTATGATGAAGTTGATTGTATAGACTATGATAAAATGGTTGAAGCATTAAAAGATGTTGAC